GTTTCTGGCGTGCTTGGTTATGTGCAGTCAACAGATGACAATAAATTTTTGCATATGGTCATTTTGTTGTGTTCACACGAAATAGATAGTTACCAAAAAATATTTTGCAATGACATCGAATTAACATTGGATGGTGATGGTTTATGCACCGCACCTGATCAATATGCCGGTTTAGTGCGCGTTGAAACTGCGCTTGGCACAGATGTTCAAGCCGCTAATGCGAATTTGATTACTGAAAGCGGTGGCGATTGGACAAGTGACCACAAACTAAGCGGCATTGCATATATGTATGTGCGGCTAGAATACGACCGCGATGCCTTCCCGTCTGGCTTGCCTAATTTTAGCGCATTGGTTCGCGGCAAAAAACTCTATGACCCACGCACAGCGACAACCGCATTTAGTGCAAACCCTGCACTAGCGATACGCGATTATTTGACAAACACTAAATATGGTTTTGCCGCCGCCGCATCAGAAATCAATGACACCGCATTTAATGCCGCCGCAAACGCTTGTGATGAAGATGTTGCGCTTGATGCGACTATATCTGGTGGCGGTACAGAAAACCGTTATGAAATCCACGGCACGTTCACAACAGAAAACGCACCAAAGCGCATATTAGAAGAAATGATCACAAGCTGTGGCGGTTTGTTGTCATACAGCAACGGCAAATTTTCGATCAAAGTTGCAGAATATACAACGCCGACTATCACGCTTGACGAAAACGATTTAATCAGCCCAATTACGTTGCAAACCAAACAATCAAAGCGTGATAACTATAACGCGATCAAAGGCATATTTGCGCCGCCAGAAACCAACTATATCGTCACAGATTATCCAGCATTAACTAGCAGTACATTTGAAACCGAAGATGGCGGCACGCGGCGTTTCTTAGATTACGATCTGCCATATACAACGTCATCACCAATGGCACAGCGGTTAGCCAAAATTGCGCTTTATCGTAACCGGCAACAGATCGTGTTGCAGGGCAATTTCGGTATGAAAGCGTTTGATTTGCAGGTTGGTGACACTGTTTATGTGACAAACAGCCGGTTGGGTTTTTCAAGCAAGGTTTTTGAGGTGGCAGAATGGTCCTTAGTTACATCAGCGGATGATGCTGGCAATCCATCGTTAAGCGTTGCACTGGCGTTGCGCGAAACAAACAGCGCGGTATATGACTGGAATGCAGACGAAAAAGCATTTACACAAGACAACACCACACTGCCAGACCCGTTTAGTTTGACATCACCAACTGTATTGACAGATGAAGGTGTTGTTACAGTCAACCAACAGCCGGTCGCAACGATTGAGGTGTCAGCCAGTAGCACAAACCCGCAGGTCATTCAGTTTTATGCAGAATACAAGCAAAGCACTGATAGTGACTATATTACGCTTGGATATTCTGATAGTGGGTTTTTCACGATACCAAATGTCATCACAGATGTGATATACGACATTCGCGTGCGGTCTTATGGGGCAAATGCCAGATCGCCTTTTGTTGATGTGCAACACACTGTCACTGGCAAAACAGCATATCCATCTGATGTCACCAATTTCAGTGTCAACATTGTCGGTGAAAATGCACAATTAAGCTGGACACCAGTGACAGATGCGGATTTATCGCACTATGTCATAAGACATACGCCAGACACAGAAACCCCATCATATCCAAACACGACCATAATGGCTGAAAAGGTAGCGCGGCCAGCTAATACAGTGACGGTGCCTGCGGTCACTGGCACATATTTTATTAAGGCGGTCGATAAATTTGGCAATCGTAGCGTCAACGCGGCGCAACAAGGCGCGCGTGTTGACAATATTGGGCAATATAATGTTGTAGAGACATCAACACAACACACCGCATTTGCAGGGACAAAAACAAACTGCGCTGTAACAGATGATCAGCTAGTCCTAAACACAGATGCCAATTTTGATAGCGCAACCGGTTTGTTTGATGACGCTACCGGCTTTTTCGATGGTGGCGGCACTGGCATTGACCAGCTACAAACTGGCACATATGAATTTGATAGCGTTATTGATCTAAGCGCGGTTTACAATAGCCGCGTCACCAGCCGCGTAATAACATCACGCATCGATTTTGAAGATCTGTTTGACACAGCTACCGGCAATTTTGACGACCGTACTGGTCTATTTGATGGCGACCCGCTGACATTAGGTGACACAAATGTTGAACTGCAAGTGTCAACAACTGATGGCGACCCTGCCGGTTCACCAACTTGGTCATCATATCAGCGGTTTGTTTCTGGCATATACAAGGCGCGTGCGTTTAGGTTTAGGGCAATATTGACAACAACCAACCCCGCATCCACACCAGCGGTGTCAGAATTATCGGTAAGTGTCGATATGCCAGATCTGGTGTCGGCAGATAACGATATCGCATCTGGCGCAGGCGCAAAGGTGATAACATTTGTGCCGCCATTCAAAGTTTTGAAGGGTGTCGGGATTGCGGCAGGGAACTTACAAAGTGGCGATTATTATGCTATAACTAGCAAATCGGCCACCGGTTTTACGATCACGTTTTATGACAGCACCGACACGGCTGTTGATCGCACTTTTGACTATGTGGCAAGGGGTTATTAAATGGCACAGCACGATTTTAACATAGCAAACCAAGGTTTTCCGGCATTTCGCGCCGATCTAAACAACGCTTTGTCTGCGGCGGCATCACTGTCCAGCGGCACCAGCGCACCATCGACCACGTTTGCATATCAACTTTGGTATGACACCACGAATGATATTTTGAAGATACGCAACGGTGATGACGATGCGTGGATTAATATATTTACGTTTAATCAAACTGCTGACACAGTTGATTTAAACATCAATGGCATTGCTGTGGCTAATACAGACACAGACACAACAAACACCGGCAATGTTACTTTGGATTTCGGTGCTAATCAGAATTTTGTTTTAACACTGACGGGCAACGTCACGCTAGACAATCCGACAACTGAAACCGTTGGGCAGTCTGGTTTCATTGTGTTTATACAGGATGCAACCGGCGGTCGCACTGTATCACTTGGCACTGATTATGAAACGGCTGGTGGGGCTGGTTTGACGCTTTCAACAGCGGCCAGCACAACAGACATTGTGCCATATGTCGTTGCCGCATCAGGCCGCATCTTGCTTGGCACACCGCAACTGGCGTTTGCATAGGGGGTTTATATGTCGGGTGCATTTGGTTCAAGCCAATGGATGTATTCAAGTGGGGCGGCTGGCTTTTACCCCTACAGCATTGACCAGTCTCTGCGGTTTAATGCTGTCAGTGAAAGTGAACTATCAAGAACTTTTGCCGCTGGTAACAGGCGTAAGTGGACATTTAGCACTTGGATGAAAAGGTCAGAACTGACCCCTAGTGGCAGTGATGATTATATCTTTGGCACTAACACAGGTGCGGCTAACAGCACTTTTATGTTTTTGAGTTGGAGGGCTGGTGACAATTTGATTGTTACTGGTCAGTCAACTCTTTGGTTACGTTCTGACAGAGTGTTTAGAGATGTTAGCGGTTGGTATCATATTGTATGGTCGCTTGATACAGACAACGCAACAGCATCACAACGTATGCGTCTTTATGTAAACGGCACAGAATTAACATCTTTTTCAACTGATAGTCGTTCATCACTAACTGGCGACCAAGCAATAAATGCGGCGGTTGAACATAATATCGGTAGACATCCAACAGCCACAGGTTATGGGCTAGGTGCTTATTTAGCTGAAACACATTTTATTGACGGTCAAGCCCTAGACCCCACCAGCTTTGGCGAAACCGTAAACAATATATGGGTTCCAAAAAACGTATCAGGTTTAACATATGGCACTAACGGCTTCTACCTGTCATTCGCAGATAGTGCGGCAATAGGCGATGACCTATCAGGCAACACCAATGACTGGACTGCTAACAACCTAGCCGCAAGCGATGTCGTGACGGACAGCCCGACTAATAACTTTGCCACCTTTAATCCATTAGACATATCAGGAACAACGCTTACATATTCTGAAGGCAACTTAAAAGCAGAACGCACA